TGTCTATCGAAAAGAACCGACCCTGTTCAGAAGAAGGTAACGCAGGGATGATGCGGTTTAACACTGACACCTTCACACTTACAGAGGTAATGTAAAATATGACAACAGTATTCGACATTGAAACAGACGGTCTATTAGATGAGTTGACCAAGATTCATGTCATGTCTTGGTCTAATGACGTGGGTGAAGTTAAGCATACCCATGACTACGATGAGATGCGCTATGTATTGCTCAACAGTGAAACTCTTGTAGGCCACAACATCATACGCTTTGACATCCCAGCGGTGGAAAAGGTGTTAGGTATAAAGGTAAAGGCTCGTTTGATCGACACTCTAGCGTTATCTTGGTATCTACACCATGATCGTATGAAGCATGGGCTTGAGGGCTACGGAGAGGACTATGGAGTACCTAAACCAGTTATTAAGGACTGGAACACCCTGACACCACAAGAGTACGCTCACAGGTGCGATGAGGACGTTAAGATCAACAATCGTCTTTGGCGTGACTTAAGCATGAAGCTGGACAAACTGTACAAAGATGCAGAGGCAGATAAAGATCGACTAATAGACTACCTTACATTCAAGCTAGACTGCGCTAAAGAGCAAGAGACCCTGCGGTGGAAATTAGACGTAGACAAAGCTCAAGCAGCCTACGATGAGATCATGTCACTAAAGGTAGAGAAAGTTGAGCAACTGGCTGATGCTATGCCTAAGCGTACCCTCACTCGTGTAGCAACACGACCAAAGGTTATGCACAAGAAAGACGGTGAGTTATCCTCTCACGGTCAAAGATGGGTGGAACTATGTAAGGAGTACAAACAACCTGAGACAACCATGCAGTTTGTCGTTAAGACAGGCGAAGAGCGTGGGAACCCTAATTCTAACGATCAGGTCAAAGACTGGCTCTATTCGTTAGGTTGGAAACCACGGACATATAAGTTTACTAGAGATAAGGCGACAGGCGATGAACGACAAATCGAACAAGTTAGAAAGAATGGGGAGTTATGCTCAAGTGTCAAAGAGCTTGCAGAGGTTGACCCTGCTGTTGACCTTCTTGATGGCCTTACAGTTCTTACTCACCGTTCTGGTATTCTTAAGAGTTTCTTAGAGTGCCACAAGGATGGTTGGCTAGAGGCCAGTGTCGCTGGTCTAACGAACACCTTTCGGTTTAAGCACTATCGACCATTGGTAAATCTACCGGGTGTAGATAAGCCATACGGTGATGTTATCCGTGGGTGTCTAACGTGTCCTGATGGCTACCTGTTAGCTGGGGCTGACATGACATCACTAGAGGACACAACCAAGCGTCACTATATGAAACCGCTAGACCCTGACTACGTTGAGGCCATGAGCCGTGAAGGCTTTGACCCACACTTAGACTTGGCTCTACACGCTGGTGTTATCACTCAAGATGACATTGACAAGCACAATTCTGGAGAGCGTTCACTCAAAGCCCTCCGTAAGAATTACAAGGTGGTTAACTATAGTGCTACATACGGTGTAGGAGCGCCTAAGCTGGCCCGTGAGACAGGTATGAGTAAGTCTGAGGCTAAGAAGCTACTGGAAGCCTTCTGGTCTCGTAACTGGGCTATTGAACGTGTGGCAAAGAACCTACGGGTTCGTGAGCTATTCGGTGGTATGTGGCTTAAGAACCCTGTGTCAGGCTTCTGGTATAGCTTACGCAGTGACAAGGATCGTTTCAGTACGCTCAACCAAGGTACTGGTGTCTACTGCTTCGATAGCTGGGTCAAGGAATGTCGTGGTATGGGACTAGAGACTATCGGTCAGTTCCACGATGAGATTATTGTTTTAACGAAAGAGGGAGACGAAGACAAAGCAGAGAACATTATGCAGATGAGCATAAACAACGTAAACCACGAGATAAATCTAAACGTACCGCTAGGGACAGATGTACAATTTGGGAAGACTTACGCTGACATCCACTAATGTAAAATAAATGTGAGAAATAGTGTTACAAAATCTCAAAAGGGTCACTATAGTATATTACCAGTGCTGCAAACCAGCAGCTTAAACAGAGGAAGAGTAAGATGGCTAAACACACAATGGACATGGTTCTTGAGTACCCGAAGGTGTTTGAAGAAAACCGAGACATGGGCGGGGATGGAAATAGCGCCGCAAAGAAAGCTGCAAAGCATAACGGGCAGTACGTTGTTAACGCATACTTCACCAGTGAGGAGCAGATAGAGGAACTGCTTGAAGCTGGGATGCAACCTAAGCCCCTTGGCAACGACCGAATAAAGGAGGGCAATAGTTTTGGGATTGGTAAGTTCGTTAAGTTAACACGGATGCACGATCACAAGATGATATTCAGTGATAAGAACGGGAAAGAGACTGAGGTAGACTTCGGTGGTGCGCCAAAGGTAGTCAACCTCACTAACGGTGTTGAGAACAAGACTTGGTGGTCGTTAGAAGAAGATGGAGCGTTAGGTAACGGTACACGGGCCAAGGTACAGTTTGAAACCTACTCCAAGGGGGCTGGGCTAAGGCTGATTGCTCTTGGTATCACTGACCACGTTGCCTACGAAGGCGGTGGTTCAACCGAAGACGACGAACTATTTATGGTGGATTAAATATGAGAGTAGACATAAACTTTTACTACGACAAGGAAGAGGATGGCATCGAAGGTTCTTCCAGCGCATCACGAGATGGTGTCTTCGATCTCTACACAATGTCTCAGTTCCTAGCTGATGCTATGCGAGGTGCAGGTTACAGTTATGTAACTGACGTAGGGTTCGAGAAGGACGATGGTACAGTCACCTTTGGGGAGATGTAAGTGAGTAAAGGCAAAGTTCTAATCGACGGTGACATCATAGCCTATCGTGCAGCCTTTGCCACTCAAGACCTTACTGAAAGAGATGCGGAAGAGAAGGTTGATGATCTCATTGAGTACATCTTAGATCAGACCATTGATCTTCCCTTCCCATCTCGAGAGGACTACGAAACGTACTTAACTGGTAAGACAAACTTTCGACATGACATTGCTAAATCCCACCCGTACAAGGGAAATAGGAACGCATCAGAAAAGCCAAAGTATTTAGGTACGACACGAGAGCATATGGTTAATAACTGGGATGCTATCGTTAGTGTCAACGAAGAGGCGGATGATCTAATATCAAAGGGGGCGGCAGAAACAGGTTATAACTGTGTTGTTGCATCTGTTGATAAAGATATGCTACAGCTTCCTTGTTGGCACTTTAACTTCGTAAAAGGTGAGTGGACTAAGGTTGACGAGTGGTCAGGTATCAAGTTCTTCTATACGCAAATCCTAACGGGTGACGCTGCTGATAACATAAAGGGTCTACATCGTGTAGGGCCAAAGACATCAGAGAAGATGCTGGCACATTGTGAAACAGAAGAAGACCTCTGGGAAACGTGTGTTAAGGCTTACGATGGCGACACAGAGAGGGTGATAGAAAATGCGAGGTTACTATGGCTAAGGCGGTACGAGGATCAGCTATGGGAGCCACCTCAAGGGGCATAAAGCATGGCTATCGGTCTGGGCTAGAGGATCGTATCTCAGAGCAACTAAAGAGCCTTAAAGTACCGTTCAAGTATGAGGAGTTCAAGATCAAGTATGAGGTTAACGAGGTTAGAACCTACACACCTGACTTTGAACTCCCCAACGGTATTATCATAGAATCCAAGGGACGGTTCGTTGCAGCAGACAGGAAGAAACATCTGTTAGTTCAGAGGCAACACCCTGACCTTGACATTCGGTTTGTCTTCTCTAACTCTAAGGCGAAGATAAGCAAAGGCTCAAAGACTACGTTAGGCATGTGGTGCGATAAGCATGGCTATCTGTACGCAGACAAGTTAATCCCAGAGGAATGGATAAAGGAAACATAATGGCAGGAAAGACAGTAGTAGTCTTCTCGTGCGCTCACGTTGATCCCAGTGTGAGTAACGAGAGGTTCAACTGGTTAGGAGAGTTCTTGTATGACCTCAAGCCTGATTATGTCGTTGACTTGGGTGATGGCGCTGACATGCGGTCATTAAA